CATGCTTCAAGGGTTCATAACTCCGCATCTCAGTATGTGCCCGGAAAACCGCAAGGCCACTACGGATAACAGAAGAGATACCGGAACAGGTCAGCAATAACTACCTTATCTCCTTGGGAGGAGTCATCAAGACTCAGCTGCCATACACCGGACCATCCGACAACTGGGACTTCCGTGGTGTCTTCAAGACCATCGAAGAGATGCACACCTACCTGGGAAGCAAGGCGGCAGCAACGTCGGCCTGGGCCAAGGGTAAGATTCATATCAGCCCACGCCTGGCCAACTTTGCACGCGCCATGGAAAGACCCACAGATCTGCTGACCGCTATCAACGTCACCACTGCGAACCACATGGAGCACAATGCCACAGTCCTTGCCAACTTCTTTGAGCGTAGGATTCCTGGGATCAGGATGCATTTTACTGTCGGCGACAAAACTTTTGTCGTCAATGGCAGGACATTGCACCTTCCCTACAACACGGACATCAGCGTGATTGCGACTCCTGAGGAGTTCATAATCACCAACATCACCAACACCGTGGCTATCCCACGGGACGTGGCGCTCAAGAACTATTTCTCTGAGCAACCCATGCTGATCCCAGCTCTGGAGAATGATATCTCCTCTTATATTGCCCTCAACCATTACATCAGTCACCACGAGAATCGCCAAACCTGGTTCACGTGGTTCAGTCTCGAAAGGCTGAAGGATAGTGTTGAGGAGTATAAGAGGAAGGGAATCCTGTCCTTCGCCATGGACAACAAGGTCATTACAATCATCGCCGCTATCGGCGTGGCTGTAACAACTTGTATCACTGCTAAGAAGTTGTGGCAGTGGGCTTTTACAAAGCCCCTAAAACAAAATACTAGTGGTGATGAGGATGACCCCTCCGACCCACGATACAACCCTCTGCAGGACCTTCGCGACCGCTATGAGCGTGAAGTGTTCAACAAGGGAAGCACAAAGCTGATCAAGCAGGAAGCTGCGGAGAGGGGCATGGGAAAACTCTTCAACGAATGGGAACAAGCCTACCGTACCAACGCTAGGAACACTCAGGACGTAGTGAACCTACTCCAGAACACACCTATCGAGGATGCTGTTCGCCATTTCCAGGAGAATCCAAGGTCCCTAAGATCTTTGGTCGAGTATTCCCGATCGGACTACCATGTTCCCAACATGGTGTCCATTGATGACATCATCACCCCGATCCCCAGTCTGACCAAGCAGATGGCTGCCAAGCTCATCAAAAACTACGCCAGGATTGACGCCAAGGGTTCCTGCTATGCCCTGGGCCTCCGTGACAAACTTTTTGCCACGGTCAGCCACTTGTTCGGAGAGGTCAATGAGACTTGTCAAATCCGTTACAATGGCGAGGTCTATAATGCTAAGTGCATTACTCTGAACAGACCCAGAGACCTAGCCATTGTGAAGGTGATGGACAAGAACTTCCCTACTCTCACCAACATCGAGAGTATGTTGCCCAGTATTAGTGAGCATATCACTACTACCTCAGCAACTTTCGTTCGCCCATTGGCCAACGAGCTCTCCTACCACACTGACACAGTGAGGTACATCCCCAAGAGCATCATCACCCGGACCTCCTCGGATAGGTTCTCCCTGAACGAGAACTTCTACATCATGGACATTACCACCATGTGCGCATCCCAGCAAGTTTACCAGAGGGGAGATTGTGGTTTCCCGATCGTTGTCTACAGGGACAACCAGTGGTTGATTATGGGTATCCATAACTCATACCACCAAGCCGATGGTACAATGTACTTCAGTGCTCTCCATAAGGAGGATCTGGCTTACATCCGTACAGACGTCACTCCCAATTCGGACATGTCAATCGGCCACCCCTTGGACCCCGAGACCGCTTACACAACCACCCCTTTCATGCGATCCAGGCTGGATGTCTCTGTGAAGTCATCCGTGTTCCAGAATGTGAGTGAGCTACCTTTCTTCGGTTTTAACCCGAACTTCGCTCCTACTTCAAGACCTGCTCACAAGAAGAAATACCTTGCTCTATGTGAGGAGATCACGGATTGCCCAGTTCTCCCCAGCGCTCTAGACTTGACACACGTCGAGGACACTACCGCTCTGGTGAAGAACATTCATGGAACCCCGCACCCTCTCCTTACTCAGGCTGTTAAGTACTCCAAGAAAACACCCGAGTACGGTCAGGGCCTGGACCCGCAGATTGCTGAGATGACCCTAGATCATATCAGCACATACTACCGAATCTACTATGATGTGGAGCCTGTGCCTCTTAAGCACGGGGCTATCATCAATGGTTACGGTTCTCTGCAAGGGTTCGACATGACCACCTCTGTGGGCATGAACATCAAAATGCAGCACAAGATCCAGATCAAACGTCCCGAGAGCAACCCCGACGTTCTTTTCATCAACAAGAACAAAGACGGGGAGAAGCCCTACTATGCCATCAACATCGCCACACCTGCTGGAAAGCAGCTTAACAACGACTTTGACCTGTACGACAGATCCATCCAAAGTGGAATCCCGATCTGTATGATCATCAAGGACAACGCTAAGGTGGAGCTTCTCCCTAAGGAGAAGGTCAAGAAGGGAAAGGTTCGCTTGTTCAACGAGATCGACCTGGCCATCAACATGGTCCTGAAGAAATACTTCGGGCGCTTTGTTGAGAAGGTCATCGCCAACCATTCCCAGACCATGTATGCGATAGGTTACAATCCTTACCTGGATGCCAACTATTACTACAAGGCCCTGGCCAAGCAGGACTCTACCTTCATCAGCACTGATTACGGTGCCCTGGACAAAACGATCCCCAAAGAACTAATCAAGTTCTTTACTTACACCGTTTTGCACGGGTACCCCGATCAGGTAAAGGAGGCTCTCTACAAGACCCTGGCGAACACGTACCACTTCATTGAAGGATCCATGTATTACGTGGACTGTGGCAACGAGTCAGGTTCATACGTTACAACTCTTATGAACTGCTTCGTGGTCCATTTCAACACGTGGTACACGGTTTGCCGTGTCTACAAGGAGCAGCACCGTGTCTGGCCCACATACAAAGAACTCACCAATGCCTGCAACATGCGAATTTTGGGAGATGACTGTATTCGGGCTATCACGGGGCTTCCCATCGACTTCAATGAACTGAAGAAGGACGCTTCCCTCATGAACCTGGACCTCACGGCCCCCAAGCAGGAGGGAACTCTTTCCTTCTGTTCCAGGGTCTTCAGCTTTGAGGATGGTATTATCTACCCTCAGTTGAAGGAGGAGTCTGTTATCGGCTGCCTGTTCTACTTCACGGAATTAACCACCGTGAAGATCGAGCAGAACATGGCCGTGGCACTCTTTGAAGCTTCACTTCACCCCAAACCCTTCTTCTTGAAGGTGGCCGC